TTATGTAAACGGACCTGGATTATCGAATTTCTGCTCACAAGGCGGACACGGTGGTTCAACATCTTGGGATGTTCAATCTTCTTGTTATAACTGTCATATTGGTGGACTCCAGTGTGATAGAGGTAACTACAACGCAGGTTGGGTATCACATAACTGTAACGAAGCAACTTACGGTGGAGATATGTGTTTCAGAGGTATTAACGGCGGTATGCACAAAGGCTACAGTTGTTGTAACGAAATTCAGAACGGTACTGGCAGTCCTTCAGGCCCATTCACAGCCCCTTGGAGTGGTTCAGCGAATCATTATTGTGCAGGCGATATGGCTTGTTGTGCTGGTCACTCAGTCTTCCCTGGTGGAGGCGGAGTAGGTGACGGAAACGCCGCAGGCACTGCTTGTGTCGGTGGTTTTGGTGCCGGTGGATTAGTCAAAGTGACATATCAATAATTAATTAGGAGAGTTTAAAAAATGGCACACGTTAAAAAAATCGTAACTTACGACTTACCTGATGAGTTTGAACAGGCTACGCCAACTACTGCGTTGGGTAAAACGTCTACGCAAAGTTATGATGGCCCATCAACTCTAATCCTATGGATTGATAAGGAGTCAAAAGTTATCGACCAGACTTGGGACAAAGACGACTATACAGAACGTCCTGTTCCTTTAAATTGCGAAGTTAAAGAGATTAAAGCAGATTCGGACGAGAATATGATTAAAATCGGACTTCTTTTCGGTGGATTTGCTGAGAGAAAACTATATGAAGTTAGAGTTGGTCCTGCTGAAGATGACAATGTTGTTATAGTAGACCCGACTGACCCTCGAATGATTTTCTCTGAAAATGCTATTCTAGAGGATTATACTGCACCTATCAAAATGAAGAGTGGTATTAATACTGATAACGAAAATCCAGAAAACGATTTTCGTAGACGTTCAGATGTCGCCGTTCGGGTAGACAGAGATGCTAAATTGAAGCAGTCTGATGGACGTATCGCTGAAGATATGCCTGAAGAAGTTAAAGCGAAATGGGAAACATATCGTCAGAAATTACGAGATATTCCTCAAGACTGGGCCGCAGTTCCAAATCATTTAATTAGATGGCCGACTGACCCAGACGGAGAGTATGATGACCCATATGTTCGTAATGAGTCACCTGACCACGAAGTAATATTGGTCGCAAAAAGAACGGCCAAAGACAACGCGGCAATAGCACAATTAACGCCAATTGCCGGTATTGATGAGTAATTTATAAAAACCAACTTATTTTAGAGTTTCAAAGCCCTCGAAAGAGGGCTTTTTTTATGATATAAATACTTGACAAGATGTACTGATTATGTTATAATAGTCGTAATTTTAAGTATTAAACAAAGTGAGGTGATGTGATGAGTCGGTCAAAGGCTTTCTTTATTAATGGTGGTGCTGGTAGGGTACTATGCTCAATTCCTGCTTTTGAGCGATATGCCGAAGATTCAGGTGATGCTGATTTTATTATAGTCTGCGAAGCAGGTATGGATTTCTATAGAGGACACCCAGTTCTCCAAAAACACGCTTACGAAGTGTGGCACAAAGGTCTTTTTGATGAACATCTTAAAGACAAAGATTTGGTTACCCCCGAACCATATCGTATCAACGAATATTTCAACCAACAATGTAGTATGGCTCAAGCATTTGATATCGAAATCAATAGTCTTGAGACTGCAAGAGAGTTATCCCATCCGTCTATTAAACTCAATAAGATGGAAAAGATTACTGGATATCAGACTGTCCAGGAAATTAAAGCGGGTGTCAGAAAAGAAAAAGCAATTATAATTCAGCCCTTTGGACGTTCAGTTCAAATGATGGGCCAATATTTGATTGATGGTACTTCTCGCTCTTTTGAAGTTCAGAATATAATTAGTATTATTCAGAAACTCCGAAAAGAATATGCTGTTATAGTAATGACAGAATTTCCCCTCCCTCTTCCAGAAATGAAAGACCACCCAGTAGCAGTTCCTAAAGAACCCAATTTACGATTATGGGCGTCAATGATTAATTCAGCAGACCATTTCTTGGGATGCGATTCTATCGGACAACATATGGCTAAAGCATTAGGCAAAACGGCGACAGTCGTTATTGGTTCTACCATACCAATTAATATCACTTATCTCGATGATGATAATTTTGATATTCTTGATATGGGAGAAGAGAAGGGAAGAACTTATTCACCTATTAGAGTTTCGTTTGATGACGAGAAAGATAGACAGAATGATGAGGTGATGATGTTAGATGAGTCTCAGGAACAAAGAGTTGTTGATTCTTGTATAGGATATTTAGGCGATGGCGGACCGTTTAAAGGCACGTTTATTCCAACGCAACCAAGTGGGGGTTGTGGTGTTCCACCTAGCACACCCAGTCAAGCAGTCGGTGAACAACCAGATGTACCAAAGATAGAACCAAAAACGCCTGATTTCAGCACAAAGAATTTACTAGAGGATGGATAAATTATGAGTCAGTGGATTGCAGGTATAGCCAGAGGCCACAACGCTGGTGTTTGTTTACTAAAAGATGGTGAAATTGTTTTTATTGTTGAAGAAGAGCGACTTACAAGAAAAAAATATGACGGTGGGCCTTATGCTTCTATGGTCAAGATTCTTGAGTATACAGATAAGTTGGATTATCTAGTAATCGCACATACACAATCAGATGAAAGTCGAGTAGACTTTAGTGGTGAAAATGTTTATCCAAGTCTAGCCAGAAAACTTCGTTTGATTGACGACCCTAGTAAACAAGTATTAGATATGCACCGATGGCATCATAAGATGCACGCCGGGTGTGCCTTCTATCGTTCTGGATTTGAGACTGCCGTGGCAGTCATTGTTGACGGCGCTGGCACATTTATTGATATGAATGTTAACGGCGAAAAAATAATGACTTGGGAACTTGAGACTATTTTAGATTGTTCATATCCAGATAACTTCAAAACACTCTACAAACATCAAGGTGGTAGAGGACCTTGGCCCGCAATGAAACAAATTATGGGCTCAGAACGTGAAGGAGAAGAGGGCGAACACGAATTGATACTTGATGATTCGGCTGGTATTGTGAAAGCATACGAAGCCGTGACTCAATATTGTGGATGGGAGCCTATTGAAGCGGGTAAGACTATGGGATTATTTCCATATGGTAAACCAAACGATAAGATACCATCGATTTACACTGATGGAAATGGTGGCGATTGGAAAACTACAGACAGAAATGTTATTATTCCAACATACCCTAATGGGTCTGTTGTCAATCAATTTCGTTATGATGAGTTAAAGACCACGGAAAAAGAATCTAAGGGAGACGTAACTAGACTCCAGAATCGTAGAGATATGGCATATCTAGTTCAGACTGAATCACAGCAAATGGTCCTTGATTTGATACGCAAAGCAGTCAAAATGTCTGGCAATAAGAATGTCGTTCTTTCTGGCGGTTATGCTCTCAATTGTGTCGCTAACTATTGGTATCTTGGACAACTAAAAGACGAAGGCATAAATCTATTTGTTGAGCCAGTTTCTAATGATGCTGGTACCGCAATGGGCGCCGCACTGCTTTGTCACTACGCACTAACTAAAGACTCAAAAGTACGTGAGTATGGCGAGTCTCTATTTCACGGTCCGAGACAAGGCAGGTCTACAGAAGAGATTACAGATATCGCAAAAAAATATAAAGCGACTGGTGTATTTGATGCACAATATCCAGAAGATGCAGTTAACTTAATTTTGAAGGGGAACATTGTTACACTATTTCAAGGTAACAGTGAGAATGGCCCAAGGGCTTTGGGCAATCGTTCTATCCTATATGACCCACGAACGGTAGAAGGGAAAGACTATGTAAACAACGTAAAGCATAGAGAATATTTCCGACCGTTCGCTGGGTCAATTCTTCACGAACACGCACACGAATGGTTTGATATGAGAGGATTGGAAGAATCTCCACATATGATGTATGCGATGTATTGTTCAAAAGATGAATATGCAGAACAAATTCCTGCTATTATTCACATAGATGGAACTTGTCGGATTCAGACAGTCAAAGAACATCAGAATCCAATATTCTATGAAATGATACGAAAATTTTATGAACAAACTGGAGTACCAGTTCTTTTTAATACTTCTTTTAATCTTGGTGGTGAACCATTAGTAGAATCAATTGATGATGCTGTTAGGACACTCTCAGAAAGTGATATTGAGTATCTATATCTTCCAGACAATAATCTAATAATTGAAGTGAAAAATAAGGAGAAAAAATAATGTCAAACG